ATCGTATCCGCCAAGATCGACGCACAGCCAGACATAACGTCCGCCGAAAAGCGTTCCAGCCGAGGTGATGACACATTCGTTGCAGTTGCCGAGGAGTTCGTCTACCCAGCCAAACGCACGGGCATTCTGGATGATGTGATAGTCCTTGCCCACGGTCTTCTTGGTGAGAATCTTCTCGACGCCTTTGACATCCGTTCGAGCTGTGGCCCACTGATCGGGCAGGGGTGTTCTGTCGTGGTCTCGCAGACATGCGGGAACCTTAATCACTTCAAAGTCGGCCCCAGCCAACGTCAGAGCTTCGGCTGTGGTAATCTTACCCTCGATCTCAACTCCACCGTAGATGTGACCAACGTCACCTTTCTGCACTACCTGGGAGCTGACTCTCCCTTTCATTGCTGTTTCTGCCATTTGCTGATGCCTCCGATTGGATAATTCGTTGCTGACAATATCAGTTTACTTGATTAGCCAATCAAATGCAACTGGTACAAATACCAGAAAGCGGGAGGGCCGATCATCAGTGTCTATAGATGATCGGCCCTCCCTTAGCTACTCCACCTTTGGAAGCGTTACCTGCTCCGTGGTGCTTACAGTAGTCGATTGAGTTGTCATATCCGTAGCAGAAACAGCAGTTGTCTCCGTTCACGGAGGATGATAGCGAATGCGACATGTCAGAGTAACTGGCTGTCCATTGTTCTCCGCTTCAACCCACGTGCGAAACTTGCCGTCTGCCAGGATTTCACAACCGCCCGGACCCGAAGTTGCTGCTTTATCGATCTGTGCCCATGAGGGGAGGGACTGATCTGTAGTCCACTCGCGCTTGATTGTAGCTTTCCCCACGGTCAAGATCAAGGGTTCGGACTTGCTTTCATACTGGATACCTGCATAGTCATAGTAGGTCGCGCTCCCAGTGAGCGTGATCTCTGTTCCTGCCAGGGTTCCAGGATGAGTAAGCGTGGTAGTTAGGTCCCAGCCGTTGTCCCGCCAAACGACGGTCGTGCCATCAGCTGCGAAAGCTGATAGACACACGGCGAGGAGCAAGATGATGGTTCCAATTCTAAACCGCATCCGCTTCCTCCTTCAGCATGTCTGTAGCCCTCCTACAGTAGGTTGGAGATAAGTCCATCCCGACAAAGTTGGGTATACCTACCCTCTTCGCGGCGATGGCGCTATTGCCTATGCCCACAAAGGGATCACAGGCCCACTTAATCCGGTCAAGCCCGTGTAACCTGAAGCACATCTCAGGTAGCTCAGCCGGGAATGTGGCAGGGTGGGGCCGGTCATCTTCACGGCTCTGTATGGTATCGTATGGAATGAACCAGGTATTGCCTCGACAACGGACATTATTCTTGCCAGACCAGCGTTTAACGTTGCTCTGGTCAGCATAGGGAACGCCCACTGCCATTCGATCCAGTGAGACCTTACCCGTCTTGGTCATGTGGAAGATATACTCGTGGCAGTCATTGATGAATCGCTCTGAGTTGATCGGCTTGTAATGGCCGACACTCTGTTCACCGATGGATATGGACTTCACCCAGTGAATCGTGTTCTGGAGCTTGAACATTCGAGACATGACGTGCAGAACCTCGAATGGGATCATCGGATCGGTGGGTTTGCTGCCGACGTTTACGAAGAAAGAGCCTTGGTCGGATAACGCATTGTAGACGGCATAGCTTACGTCAACGATCCAGTTGAGGTAGTCTTGCCGAGGCATAGCATCATCGTATTCACAGTCATAGTTGATACCGAGGTTGTAGGGCGGAGATGTCACCACCACATCCAACATGCCTGGCTTCATCTCGCTGAGGGCTTTCACGCAGTCTGTGCATACGATTTCAATCATTCATAACCATCCGGGTCAGGACAATAGGAGCGTTCTCATCGAAGTTACTGAGAATATGCTCAACACTTTCTCGCCCGTCTTCTCCATTCTCGATGAGTATGTCTACCAACAGCCTCTTGTCGTAACAGACAACAGGCAAGCGCCCAAATGTTTCCACAACACCGATAATAGCTTCATCGCAACCGTCAAGGAATTGGGCTTCGGGGTTAAGCTCTCTGATTCGGAGCCTCAGCTCTTCATCAGGATAAGACAAGTTCTCCATCTTCAGTTACTCGCTGTAAGAGTGCTTGCCTGATCTCTTCGCGGTCCATGTCATTGAATGCAGGGATGTCCTGGCCCTCAGAACGAAGATTCTCAGCAATAGCCTCATAGTATTCTGCAAATACACCGACCACATCTTCCAGGCTCACACCCTGGGTGGGTGTAGCTTTCTTGCCTTTCTGTTCAGTGGTCCTCTTCGCCCGTGGCTTATTGTTATTGCCACTGCCTGTGGCATTATTGCCCGGAGTTCGATCCTTGGTCAAATCGGACTTGGCAGTCAACGCCTCGGCTCCGGCCTCAATGCTCTTGAGCTTGGCATCCCACATGCGCTTAGCATCAGAGTTCAGGAACTTGTCCATCATGGCCTGCTGCTCTTTGGTTAGACGCATATACTTGGACGCCAGGAGATCGGGCGGTAGAGCCCCACCAAATGCTTCGATGAAGTATACGGCGGCCTGAGCGTAGGTCAGCTCGATCTCAGCATCGCTTTGAGCATCAGAGGTGTTGATCTTGGTCATCTCGATCTCATAGAGGTCTTCGGTAGGGGCTATGCCGTGCAGCATCAACTCCATATCGAATAGCCTATGGAGACCATCTTTGATCGTGCCCTGAAGCATTCGCAGTGTGCGGGCAAACTGCAGTTCTACATTGGACGAGCCTTTAGCTGAAGCCGTAAGGTGTGTCTTCTGGCTCGACATGATTTGCAAATATGACATCGGAACCTTGAGTCGAATGACCAGGCGCTCCCGATGATAGTATACATCGTTCAGGTTCCCCAACTGAGCGTTGTTGGGCGACAGCATTGTGACTCCACCCTTACCGGAACCATCATCCGGCACGTAGAAGTCGGAGTCAGCGGTCAGGGGATTATCGACGTTGGTGACAGCACCATCGCTGTTGACAAGTCGGCGCTTTGTGATCGCGTCCTTGTATTTCTTGATGGTCGCCATGATCTCGCTGCCGTTCCATGAATCCTTGACAGGAACTCGATGGACAATACGGTCGTTGCGGGTGAGACGGTTGACAACCATATTGTCTTCCATCGTAGCCAAACGCATCCAGTTCTTTCGAGCAGATGCCAGCGGAGCTATAGCCAAGGTTCCAGCCATATCTCCGTAGAAGAATGGCACGATCTGCCACTCCTCCAGCTCCTTGCCTCCGGTCATGGTGACATCTTTGTCGGTGATGACCAGCCAGCCAGGAATCTTGTCGCCGTGCTCATTGGTTTTCGGCCAGATATGGTAGGAAACTGTCTGCTTGAAGCCTTTGATCCTGTTTGGGGTAACCGAGCGATCAAGGATGACTTCTCGGAACTCATTGCCGTGCTTGTAGGCATTTCGGGCCAGCTGCCAAATCTCACGATCTATCTTTAGGCGTCTGGCGCAAGCTCTGAGTATCTTCTCAACTGCCTTGTTGTCGGAGTTGACCTGGAATGATACGTTGGAAGCATCATCCGAGTATGAGACACTACAGTCGGCCATGATGTCGAGCGCCGTTGAGACGATCTCATCACTATGATCCATCTCTTCGATGTCTTTGTAGACACTCTTGCGGTCGTTATAGACCTTCCAGAGGTCGGCCACGATGATAGATGTGCCAGCTGCCACACCGATCTCGGTGAACGTCTCTTTGTCTGCTACCCTGGCTACAGGTTGTGTGCCAGTATCGAGATCAAAGACGGCGGCAAGAACCTTGCCCACTTTCTTAGTCCAGGGGGCCGCAGGCTCTCGTTTTCCGTTATCTGCAAAGTTTAAGAGTCCCATACTGTCCTCAGTATATCACAATGGGCAGCCAAAATGCATGTCATGCTGCCGCGATTGCGTCAATATAAGCGTCCTCAAAGTCGCTGCCACATTCGATAGCAGCTCGGTAAGCGAACCAAAGAGCCATAATGGTATCTGAAAACTCCCCACCTGGGTGAGATCGCAATTCGCCCATCACGATAGACAACAGACCTGCATCTTCAGGTGGTAACGGGAACTTGGCTGCCGGGATCGCAAAATACTTCTTCTCAAAGGCGATGTTCAGCCCAGGGAGTCCAACTTCTTCGTGTTTCTTGTTGTACGCTCCCGTAGTGAAGCCCTTAATAGGCAGAGACTTATCTTCCGCCTCAAGAGCATCGACGACCGCTTGTTGGAACGAGTTGTTTTCCACATAAGCAAGACGCCATCTATGCCTCTTACATTGTCGTTTGATCTCGGCCATGATGTCATTGAACTGTGCCCGTCGTCGCCAGATTTCCTTTAGGTATAGTCTACCATTATCGGGGTTCTTGGCGATTGTCCAAACGACAGAGAATGCGTTTTTCTTGCCCAGCGCCGAAGCCAGGTCGCATCCACCATAAGTCGGCCAATCATCTTTGACACCATCACCGATGTCAGCTAGTAGTTTATCGAAGCTTCGTTCGAGGCTGCTCTCCGGGAACGTTCTTTCCTCATCAGACATGGCATTGAGGAGATACTGTCTGGTGAAGACTCTGTTGCCCAGTTCTTGCCTTCGAGCTTCAAGTTTCTCTTCAGACCACTTGTCCGGCCATAGGATGACCTTATCAACCTTTGGCTTGCCGGTCTCCTCATCGATGATCGGATTGCCCGTCTCATCGTATTGAATGTTGTAGGTGATGGCCGGTGTCCACCAGACATGGAAAGCGCCGGTCTCTTTCAAGTTATGCGTGGCATCCGCGATATGGTAGGGAGTGCAAATCCAGATGATCCTACCAGTTGAAGACACCAAGGAGAACCAGGTCTCCTTAACAGCTTTGATGACTTGCTCTCTCAAAGCCGGATTGATGACCGAGTTTTTCAGGTCAACAACGTCGTCACAGAGAAGCAGGTCGGCACGTCCGCCAGCTCCCATCGAGAGAACACCAGATGCTTCTACAGAAGGGTCTCTTGATGGTATCTCGCGCATCACGAAGAACTTGGTCTGGGTATCTCCACGCTCTGTATTGATAATCAGATCGGGGAAAACCTCATGCACCCGTTCAGACTTGGCGATCAGTTCTCGGGCAAGACCGAGTATTTCCTTGGCTTTATCGTCCGAGCTGCCGATGATCTTGATACGAATGTTGTGGTTCCGGCCCAGCTCCCAAATGATCCGTCCGATGTTCTGGACTGACTTGCCATGGCCTCTGGGGGCTGCAATCAGAACACGATCATAGACAGAGATCATATTCTGCCAGACCCGATGGAATGGCTGCTGGACGATATAGTTCAACGTCTCTGTGTCCTGCGAGATATACTCGATGAACCAGTTGACGTTCTTCCGGCATAGAGCCAGATGTATCGGCTTCAATACAGTATCGCGCAGCGTTTCCCATAGACCAAAACTCTGCGCGACTTTCCTGCCGTTCTCTGGATTACCAAGGAACAAGTTGACTAACTTGTCAATAACTGCTTTGCTATTTAAGGCTCCCAACGAGTATACCTTCCGCCCACAAGAAGTAGTTTTGATCGTCCCACTCAAGCCTGAATACTGAGACTTCTTCGGTTAGCTCAGCCATCTCCAGCACACTGAACACACTGAGCTGACGTGGGTTAGTTTGGCAAACTCCAAGCACATACGGGGCCTTATAACATTCGGCGGGACCACCCTGGGTCAACACCTTTGTCAGGCCACTGAATCGTTGAATCTTGATCTTAGGATCAGTGAACTTGAGCTGAATCAGTCTGGTAGGATCGAGCCGTTCAATCTTTGTGATAGGGAACTCCACAATCTTCTTTGCATTATAGTGGTATCCCCGCACAGTATCACCGACCTGCATGTATTCCGGGAAACCTTCTTTGGTCAGTATATGTGTGTTGTACGGTACGATCGCATACATCAAAACTGCCCTCTACCCTCAAGTAGAGTATACAGCGCAGCTACCTTTGCTTTCAAGTCTTCTTCGGTGCCATCGTTTTCGATGACCTGGCTCCAGCCATTGAACTGCTTCCATTCCTGCTCGGAAGCATGAGTATCATCGGTTGGGAATCCAGGCCGATTGACTCGGATCACATAGCCTCCATGCTGAAGCACGAAGTCGATCTCATTCTGGAATCGGATGTCCGGGACTATGACCAGGCCATAGGTGTTATTCTCAGCTACCCAGCTGACCATCTTCTTCACCCAATAGTCCGGGTCATCTGTTCGGCGGTATTCCGTGCCCCACCACTGCATGATGAGTCGCCAGCGTTCTTTCTCGCCGGTCGTGTTCATTTGCCTGATAAGTTCTTCTTTGGAGACTCCCATTCGAGGGGCAAAGCACTCAGCAATCTCCTCCTTGAGAGGATCGGCCATGGCCCGACGAACTGCTGTAGTAGGTCCGAGAGCCCACGCAGCTTCGATGAGTAATCGGGCTATGGCGTCCTTACCGTGTTGCTTATCTCCACATACTCCAACGATCAGCATTGATGCCTCCTTTGATGATCGGCCACAGCTTTGCATAACTCAACAAAGTAAGGCTGATCGTATACTCTTTTCATATAGTTGATGTGCTTATGAACCCATTGCACATTCCCTGGAATGTAGCCTTTGGTATTATCGATTCGATCAAGTGAGGCATTTCCCTGATGCCGATCCTTGTCACTGGTTGTAGGCGCAAATGTAAGTGGCAAACCTGAGATCGCGCATTGTCTACCCTGAGCCAGAAACAGCTCCCATAGGTATTCAATGGTTATCGTGAACTCAACAATTTTACGACCCTCATAGCCTGCCAAAGCTCTACGTTGTATATTGCGATAAAGAGAACGATGAATCTCACCACAACCGCGAAAACGTTGAGCTTTCAATTTGCGCCTACGGTCACAGCCACAGCTAGTAGATGCCCCACTCACTAGGTGCTCTCTATTCACTAGAGACACTTTACCACATGAGCATCTACATCGCCATCGTGTAGTTCCTGTTCGGGAACTGGCACCTCTGTCAAGCACTGTCCAATGACCAAACTGTTGCCCCATAAGGTCCATTAGGCGAGTCATATCTGGCAATGCTCTCCATCACAAAATCTTTCGACTTCGGCATGGTTCTCATTGATATGTGAGAAGTCGAGCTGTGTGATTCCGGCAGCCAGCTCTCGATAACGTTCCTCCGTGATCTCCTCGTAAGGCATCTGAGCGTATGCGCCCTTAGCCAACCTCGGGAGGAACGACACGCCTTTGAGCATATACTGAACATAGTTCAAGGCGTTGGCGATCTCGGGGCCTTCTACTTCGGGATCAAAGGTAACTGTGACGGACACCTGGTTATCGGCCCAATGTCGCTGTAGGAACGCTGCCAGGTGCAGTTGCTCCCACATGGTCACCTGTTCAACCGTGCGGATGTTTTCCTCGATCTGAACGGGTATCTCAACGACTACCGTAGAGCCTTCCTGCTCTTTACAGTCCTCGACAAGATAGCCAGCTGCCACGAGAGGCTTTACGAGTGGACTGTCCTTGGATAGTCGCACACGACGGATATACCACCGGCTCTCAGGATAGTGCATGCCTGGTGTAGCTCCGGCCAGCAGACTCACAGTGCCACTCGGCTTGATGCTGGTAATCTTGATCGACCGTGGGATGCACAGCCAGTCGCTGTAAACATCATCGTAATACTGAAGCGTTCTGTAACCCTCTTCGCACCAGTTACGCAGGGTGTGAATCCCATTGACAGCGATGAACTGAGCGATGCCCGACATGGAGCATCCAATGCGTCTGTTCCGCAGTAGGATACGATTGGTCTCCGGCCAGTGTGTCTGTCCGAGCGTCACTGTCTTGGCGTAGAGGTAAGCAAACTTGAGCGTTCGCTGATAGTCGGCCAGGTTGTCACAGCGATGTGGGAACGTCTCTACCAGGCAGCAAAGCTCATAGCTTTCAAGGCTCTGCTCTCCACAGGGATTAACCCCGGCAGCCCGGTGATCCTTGTTGTCAGGTCCATTATTCATTCGGGAGAACGCCCTGGCATTTTCGATCCATTGGTAGCCAGGCTCTCCGTTCTTGGCCGTGAACTGGGCAGCCAAGGCATAGTCTTCACCGACTTTCACATTGACTGAGTTGTTCGAGGCCCATCCATGTTTCTTGCGATCAGGATTCTGTTCGTAGTCTTTCAGCATCAGATACTCGATGTCCATATCGAAGTCCAGTGCCATTTCTGCTGTTCGGCGCACGTTGCCAGCGACCACGCACTTCCCGATCATGTTCATGATGTCCACAATGGCTCGCTTGGTCACCGCCTTACCGATGAAGCCGTTCAACAGATTGCGGATGTCTTCATGCAGGGCGGCCAATGGCTCCGGGCCTGAAGAAACGCCCCCAAAGCCTTTAATTGGTAGTCCTGCCGGTCGAACCAGGGAATAGTCAAACTCGACCCTGGGGCCGCCTTTAGCGTAACTGTGGAGCAGGTTGTGGACTGATTCTACCCAGCCCTCGCGTGAGTCTGGGATCGTGAATGTCTCGACTGCTTCCCTGGGCTGCTTGAGAACTATCAAGTTGGCTCCGAGGGTATCGAAACCCACACCGACTCCCAACATAGACGCATCCATGAGGAAGCAGAATGGCGTGGCAAAATCTGAAGCAAGATCACGTGTGCTGACGAATGCACAGTTGTTGAGGGCAGCAAAACAGCCACGCTCTTCAGTGATCGCGGAGCCCATAGCCCAAAGTCCTCTACCGGGTGGTAGGAACTTCATCGTCCACATGCGGTCGAACATTTCCTGGGCTGAATACTGAGCCTTATTGCCATCCCAGCCGAGGTTGTATTGTTCGATGTGAGCTTTCTGCATATTGTAGCAGCCCTCTACGACTCGCTGGCATGTGTCGGTCCAATCTTCGTTTGTTCCATCAGGTTTGATTCTTGAATAAGTGCGATAGTAAACCAGTTCGCCGAGACCTCCGAAGCCAAAAGGAGGAGTGCGCTCCTTATACTTGGCTAGGAACGTTGGGGTCAAACGAAACTTCTCCATTACTCTTCATCCTCGCTTATGTCGCCTATTAGGGTAGGCTTGACAGTGTATATAGTTGGACTGCATCTCTTCTTGTGATCGCAGTATTGGCACTTCTTATCGCCGGGTGTGGCATAGAACGTGCCGTTTGTAATGCACAGGGCCATTGCCCTGAGTTGTTTGCTCCACCAAGTCGAGGCTGCTTTACTGCATGGCTTGATGAACATGTCTTGGATGACAGGAGTGGGATACAGCCGAATTATATTATAGCTGAAACCCCCATACTCCAGGCCGTCAAACTCAGTGCCTGCGAACTCTTTGTAGAGCTGTTCTTCCCAGGCCCACTGGTAGATGATCGGCTGAACGCCGTACTTGGCTCGGGACTCGGCCCACGTGTCATAGCTGAACTTGTGGTCACGAATGAATATCTTGCGTTTGCCCTTAACGTCCTGCCACTCAACAAGGTCGATCTTGCCTGTGTATCGCACTCCGTCTTTCCAGAAGTCGAAGTCGATTTCCACCAGGAGTGGATTGTGCCGAGGATACATACGAGCATGGTAGAACCGAGCAGCTTGAACCACCCGAGTGCATTCAGACTCGCTCAGGTCTTGAGCAAGGGCATTCTTCCAGGCATACTTCTCTGTCTTCTCTATCGGGTAGAGAGCGCCGTTCTTGTTGATCTTATAGTTCAGTAAACCCTCAAGTGTGGCGTGGTAAGCCGATCCTCGACGCATTGGAGTCCCACCGGGTGTTCGATGGCCGTTGACGTAGGTTTCCTCGTAAGCACGGGGACACTCTATGAACTTGGCCGCTCGTGAATACCCAAAATGGAACTCTTTACCATCGATGACGGCGATCACTCCCTCTTCTTCGGGGAGAGAGATCGCTGATTGGTTCCCAGGCTCTGCCACTGCGGACACACTGGATGATGTCTTTGACTGTGCTGATGTCATTGATAATCTCTGCTATTCCTTTTGCTCGGCGGATGCTACGAAGAAAGGCCAACTGCCCGTTGGTGATCTCCGATTCATCCTTCAGTTCCAGAGCTACATATAATCCATGGCAGCATAACAGGAGATCGGATATGTCCTTTTCCTGGCATGAACTTCCATGGATATTGACTACTCGACAGTATGGTTGATGATCTATATAGTCGATAACTGCCCGCTGTAGATACTTCTCCAACTACGCGGCCTCCCGCCAGTCCACCTCGTAGTCTTTGGCTTGTCCAAGGCTCTTGCCGACTTTCGCCTCTGCCATAATCGGGACAGTGATCTCGATACCCAGCTCGTCCAGAATGTGCGGATGGCTCATGATCCTGAGCACCTTTTTGGTTACTTCCTCAAGAACATCATTCCGAACTTCCAGGAGTATCGAGTCATGGACTTCACCAAACAGGATGGCTGTATCCTCGAACTCTGCCTCTACCAACTCATCGATCTCGATCATCGACATCAACTTGAGGTCGGATGCAAAGCCTTGGACTGGCGTGTTGATTGCCATCCTGACAGCTTCATTATATTTGCTTCGAGCATCCCGACTTGTTTCCGGGTTGTGCTTGATATTCGGCAGGTGCCGTCGCCGACCGGACGGGCTCTCAACATAGCCCTTGTTCAGACATTCGTTCTCCTGGCGTAAATACCAGTCAGGTAGACCAGTATGATCCGCGAAGAACTGCTCTCTGATCTGAACACATTCAGCGTACGGGATGTCAAGGCCATAATCGGTCAAGGCATACATTTTGAACTTGCGAGACTGCATACCGTAAAGGAAGCCGAAGTTGACCGCTTTTGCCTTCTTACGAAGCTCTTTCCGCTTCTCCTTGGGCAGCGCATCCCAGTCTTCCTGAGAGAGACCATTGACTCTCATAGCACGAATTGCGTGGATGTCCCAGCCATTATCGTATGCTTTGAGGAACAACGGGTCTTTCGATAGCCAGCCAGCAATACGAAGCTCGATCTGTGAGAAGTCAGCTTCTAGGATGCTCCATCCCTCGCGGGCTTCAATACAGTCTCTAATCTGCCAGGTATACGGTAGGTTCTGGAGGTTCATGCCCTCCGCTCTGGAGTTACCCTGGCGCTTTGCAATCGCAGGCTCTTTGCCGGACGCTGTGCGCCCCGTTACGGTGCCTGTGAGCTTATAACTGGTGGTTATTCGTCCTCGACCCTTAGCAGCACGAATCATAGGCTCAACATAGGTAGAGAGAGCTTTTGCCAGCCCTCGCCATTCCAAGAGCAGGTCTACGAACTTGTCGCCTTTCAGATGGATCAAGGCGTCTTCGTTTGTGGCCGGATCACCGCCATCCGTGTAAGCGACAGATTTGTCCGGGTTCATCGGAAGTCGTAGAACTTTGAAGAGCAACTTGCCCAGCTTCTTAGGTGAGGCAAACAGGGTAGCGTCTACCTCTTTTGGCTCCTCAGTTACCTTGTCTATGCTCAACAGACCGATGTCAACCAGTTCCTGGGTATATCTGCCCAGAATCTTGAACATGGCCGCTTCAGTCTCGATGAGTTTGGCATCAATGGCTGCCTTACACTCGGCGGCTTTCTTGCCGTTGACCGGCCAGCCTTGCAGCTCCATCTTCGTGAAAACTTGATCGCAGCGTCGAGTTACTTTGGAGTAGAGTCGTCGCACTCGGCGCATCTCTTTACGCTTCAGAATACCGGAATACTTCAATGCCAGTAAGAGAGATGCTACGGTATCCCGCGCTGCGTATGGGATCAGAATATCGAGGTCTTTGGTTAGTTTATCAGTAATATCATAAGTCGGGAAGCCAAGCTCGGTCGTGATAAGCTGCTTCAACTTCAAGGATCGATTCTCATTGACCGTATGAGCGACATGCATAGTGTCCATGTAGATGTTCGGTGCCAGGATCGGCTCACCAAACTCTCGTGTTCCCCACTCGTGCAGCCAGATACGGTCAAACTTGCCGTTATGCCAGATACACTGATTCTCCAGCAGTATCTCCCGGATGATCTCGACCGCTTCTTCAAGCGTTTCGCCCTCTTGCCAGTAGTTGTGCTGAGCAGCTTTGTTCGTGAAGTAGCAGTCTTCTTCGAGACCGAGTGGCACGAATACTCCACCATATTCGGCATCCCAGCAGAACTGGATACATCGAATCTGTTTGCCCGGCAGGTAAGGGTTGAGACCCTGTGTCTCTGTGTCTACCGCGATCACACCACCAGCTTCACGAATCTTCCTCTGCATCATGCGCAGGGACTTCAGGGTGGAAGCTACTCGGATAGGTGGGGTAAACTGAATCGAATCGACTTTCTCTTCTGGGGTGTTCATCCATTCGATGAATCGTTTCAGGTCGGCTATCATCTGCTCTTTGACCTGCTGATTGTAGAGCGCCGAAGCATGATGATCCGTGGCGTAGACGTATGCTTCCAGACGCTCATCCCAATAACGGTTACTTTTGAGATCACCAAACCCGGAGGACTTACCGGTTACAGCAACGAACGTGTTAGCTCCCATGCATATAATATGCTTGGGTCTGACCAACTTGATCTCACGCGCCAGGTAGCCGCCAACTACAGGAGCACCCTTTCTGGGCGAAGCGCCAAACCCACACAACTTTGCATCCTTGGGCTTAGGCTTCGTATCCTTGTTGGGCTTAACGCACTTCAGCGCATAGGTCGCATATACGTCTACGCCACGCTTTTCAAGGAACTCTTTGATGTCTGCGAGTCCCCTACCAGAGAAGACCTGTCCATAGATGTCATCCTGTTTAGTCGGCTGCTCGGCAATGAGCATGACATCATGCGGCCCGATCTCTTCTGATAGAAGACATACATTCTTTGGTTTTGGGTCAGCATTGACCCCGAACTGGCAATAGTCGCACTCTGGATTTCGTTCTACAAGAATCGGTATGCCTAATCGTTCGGCCATGTCCTCGGTCATTTCATCTTTAGGTGTGATGTCTGGCATACTCGATCCTCTCAAAAATAGAAGCTGGGCCACGGCACTGCGGGCAGGCAGTATTTAGGGATGCCGTGGCCCTTCTTCGTCTATCATCCGGTGTGCTGGCAGGTCACGCCCGGAATGCTACTCTTCTTCCTCTTCTTCCTCTTCGACGGACTTGCCGCGTTTGGAAGTCAGAGCCTCTTCCTCGTCGTCTTCGAGATCGGGGAATGAGCCCTTGCCCTTTGCGGCTGGCTCTTCCTCTTTCTCAGCAGGCTTCTCGGTCTTCTTCTTGGTAGACTTCGGAGGCGGCGGAGCTTCCTCTTCCTCCTCTTCTGGATCGTCTTCCTCGACCGACTTACCCTTGGGCTTCTCGGCTGGCTTTTCCTCAGCCTTCTTGCTCTTGGGCGGCTTGGCCGTGGTCTCCTCGGGCTCTTCCTCTTCCTCATCGTTATCAACGATGGTCCGAGTGCGCTTGGCGGCCTTGGCCGCGATAGCGTCATCATCTTCCTCTGCCGGAGTCGGCTTCGGCTTGTCGTCCTCATCGAGGAACTTGTCTTCAGCCGCATCCAGTTCGTCGGTGGAGCTGTACTTCTTGACTCGGGTGCGAACCACGCTGCTGAGTTCCTGAATGTAGGACCACTCGTCCTCGGTCAGAGCACGCACGATCTCCATCTTGGGCTTGGAGAACTTGTACTGTCCATCTTTGGACTGCCCCGGCTCGGCGGTGAACTTCACGAGCACCTGGGAATAGTGGAGGTCCTGCTTTTCGAGGGCCGCGAGGAATCCCTTCCAGTTCCAGAACCCGGCGTAGGAGATGTAAAGCAGCTCGGGGACATACTTGCCACAGCGAACTATGGCTACCTCGCGCTTCTCGATCTTGTCCGCCTTCTCGTTGTTCCGATCCTTGAAGAATGCCTTGCGGAAATAGGGGATGACCCCGTAGAACGATTTGACGCTCTTGATTGCGTCTTCGTCCTCGTCGGTCGGGGCCGCGAGCGTGTACCGCTGTCGGTCACGTTCGATCTTGATGCGTCCGAAACGGAAGTCTTCATCTTCAGCGATGATCCCGAAAATCTGCTGTTGTTTCACAGGTTTCGGAATACGGACTCCCAGTTCCTCAGTGGAACTTGTTGTCTTCTCACTCATGGTTTATCCTCCATTCGTCTTTTGGTTTGGTGTCGTCAGACATACACAGTATACCTCAGCCTTGCAGGGAAATCAAACTGGTACATTTACCGGTTTTGCTTTTTTCTGATGGCTTTGGAATCGATAATCACGGATCGTATCCTGAACCGGCTCCACTTGCCATTCTTGACAATGAAGAGCAGTTTAGGGTCTTGCGAGTGGTAACATTCCGGGTCCACCCCTAGCCAGTGACCTTTGTAGTCTACCAGGATGCGCCCGTCGCCGTAGTACCTGCCTTTGCAATTATACTCTTCCTCGTTATCGGTGTCTATGATAACAATGTCGGCAGCGATTGGCGATATGTCTACAGTTTTCGGAGGTCGTTTGGTCATTTAATCAACGCCCTCCAGTCTCTTTCGATCTGGCGAGCCAGTTTCATGTCGTTCTTCAGGATACGCATGATCCGCAAATCCACAGTGTTCGCACACAGCAGATGCATGTAGGTTATACTTCTGGTTTGACCGCCCCTATGGTTCCGGGACATCATCTGATCGTAGTCCTCAGTGTCCGGCGTATGCGAGTAGAATATGGTCATATCGAATGCCCGCATATCAACCCCTCGGGCGGCGACAGACTCCTTGACAATGAAGTATGGATCGCCCTCTTTGGCCGCCATCCTAATCATCTCGTGTCGGCGGGCAGCTCCTTTGACGCTTCCATTCAGAATCTTGGGCTTGAAGCCGAATCTCTTCTCCAATGCTTCGGATACGATAAGCTCTTCCTCATCCATCTGGACAACAACAATCGTAGGGTAGTCGCGCTTATCCATGACATCAAGCAGCATACTTACCTTTTCGGTGCCGAGTCTAATGGGAGGAGGCTTGACCATCTTTGCATCGTCACCCTCGCCCACCTGGATCAAGTCCGGGTAAATGAACCCTGATGTAATCTGCATCTGTTTTCGCTGGACGGCAAACACGTGAGAAGTTGTGATCTCAACGCCCTCGGCTTCCAGCTGCTCCAGATAGGCATAACCCTCCTGGGTGATGTCATCGTAAACCTGTTGGCTCTGGGCACATAGAGGCATCTTTCTGGTCTCATGGACGCCCGGAGGAATGTCGATCACGTCCTCTTTCTTGAGCAGGATCGCGCAACTTGCCAGGCGTCTCACAAAGTCATCGAGATTCTTGTAGCCGAGAATGGCCTGTGGAATCGTGGGATGTGGGATTGAATACTCAGCTTTGAAACCTGCAAAGTCCCACGGAAAAACTGGCTTGGTGCAGCAGAACTTGATCTGCGCATAGACATCGAGGGGACGTTTGATATAGGCGCTGCCGGTCAGGATCATACGGAATCTGGTTCGAGATTTCATGACTCTGCAGAAGAACGCGGAAACCTTAGAGCCCGGATGTTTGATGGCAGTGGACTCATCGAGAATCCCCATGTCCCAGGGAGCATCAGCCAAGGTAGTATCGACCTTTTTGATGCGGGTCCGGGTGCGACCATCCAGCTTGATCTTCTCGCGTTTCTTACCGATGAACCAGGCTGTTTCATAGTTGACCAGGCAGATCACTGGGAAGCCTTGACTCGATAGACGCATAGCTTCACGGATGCCTGCGCTGCCGGTATCATGCAGATCGATAAATGACACTGGCATCATCGCCCATTCGTGCCAGTTCTCAATCCAGACGTGCATGGCGGCCATGGGCGCAGCTACATAGACCAGTTTGACACCATAGTGTACAAAGAGGTATTCTAGGAGCTGAACCGCGATCCGTGTCTTGCCAGTTCCCATCTCCATCAGGAGTGGAACACCATCATCGATCAACGTTTTAGCTCGTTTGTAAGCTTGTTTTTGGGCTGCCCACCACGGAGGTCTTTTCATAGCATAGTCATTATACAGCATGATTGGCTCTGCTGGCCTGGTACAACTACCAGTTTTCAGAATCATGTCCAAAAAGGACTCCACAAACCGTGGCGAGTGAGCTATAATATCAATTACCCAGAGGAGTGAGGTTTACCAACTGCATGAGCACAATTACAACTGATGCTGAGAAAGCGATTCAATTTCTTCGCTTTCTCTTTGGCGACTCACCCCACGGATTGATCGCAACCTCCAAGGCTAAGCCTGGTGAAACGACGATAGAGGACGACTACGACAAAGACGAAGGAGCACCACCGCCCCCGAAGAAGACAAAGAAACAGGAACCGATGATCTCCCATGCATACAGTGCGCCTGAAAAGGTCCTGACTGAATGGTGGAGAGCACACAGCCATAAATACAATATCTACTTCTGTACGGGCACGACAAAAGAGCGTGAAGGGCGGCATAATGCAAACAACGTCATTGAGATACCGGCTTTGTGGTTTGACCTCGATGCGTTCAAGTATTTCAATATACCGGGTAAGGCTTTTTTCGCGGACATCAAGAGTCAAGAGGATGTGTCAGCGTGGGTAGAGTCTAGTGAGGATGGTCTTCAGGGCTATTATAAGCTCAAAGAGCCATTCCAGCTAAAGGGTGATGTCAAGCTTTTCAAAAAAGAGCTGGAGCCCCTTTTGCTCGACATCGCGCTGTACTTCGGCGCTGACTTGGAAGTCTGTTCTCCGGCCCGTTTGATGCGACTGCCGGGGTCTCTCAACGTCAAACCCCAGTATCCCAAGCCCTACCAGGTCAAAGCCTATACCAAGGCCGCGAACATATACACGCTTGGAGAGCTGGCAAAGAAGTTCAACCATGTCAATGAGGATGTGGCCCCTAAAGCCATCACATTCGCATTAACCTATCTACTACAAGGCTCAGAGTTTTGGGGCGAGGGTAGCCGACATTACATCATGCTCGATCTCGCCGGTACTGTTCGCAAGGCAGGTCTCAATAAGACCGCATGCTTGAACCTTTTCCGTGCATTGTCTACCACCCTCAGTGATGATGAGTTTCGAGAGGCCGATGTTGATACCACCTATGACATCGATGACCTTGAAAAAGTGCGCAGTCTTCGGTCTGAGTATGGCGCAATCGCCGATGAAGCTGAAGAGATAATCAAGTATTGGCTGAAACTGAAGAAGTCATACTGTAAGAAAAAGCGTATCGATTTCAGGCCGGAAAACTATGATCCTACCAAAGCCGAGGTTCTGGATAACGGAGCTTTCTTCGAGCGAGGTACCTGCACTTATACCCATGGCGACGATCATGATAATCAGTTTGCTAACTTCACAGTTCATCTAGTTGGTAAGCTAATCAAAGCTGAAACCCGAGATGTAGTATGGCTTGCTGATGTCGTCACCCAGGGACAGCCTGTCAAACGGGTAGAGATTACCACCGCCAGTCATAACAACTGGCAGACATTCTCCAGGATACCCCATTTACCAACGGGCTTATCGGTCTTCGATACAAAGATGTGGCCTTACTACATTGCATGGCTCGCTGACCAATGCCCTAATGAAACGATCAAAGAGTCCACCTATTACGGCTGGCTTGAAGTGCATCGTGAGGACCCAATCCTACTGATGCCAGATCAGCCGAATGAGGACTACATTTGGACACGAGGAAATGAGGATACGGCCATTCCAGAAGCATTGAAAGAGATAGAGTCTGCCGACGCCAAGACATACCTTGAAGCGTTTGGTGAGAATTACAGCCAATACCACGAAGAACATTTCATCTGGCCCGCTTTGGGCTGGTTTGCGGCATGTCCAATGTCAGCATTCTTTCGCCATAAGATCGGCGGCTTTCCGGCGCTGGTCACTTACGGTTTGTCCGGCTCTGGTAAGAGCCATTTATTCAAGATGGTGCTCGGGCCTCACTTTGGCTGCCAGACCAACAAGACCTATGATAGCACCACGATTTATGCGATGCGAAGCTACTTGGTATCCAATAACATCTACCCACTCATCATGGATGAGTTCCGGGATACTGTCAGCACACGAGATGATACAAAGTCCAAGTGTGCTCAGTTTCTTGCCATTGTGCGATCAGTCTGGGATGGGCAAGAAGGCGGGTCCGGTCGTGGTGATAGAACTGTTCGCCGAGATCGTTTCCAAACTCCTCTGTGTGTTGTTGGCGAGCATCCCTTATCGGATGATGCGACCATGCAGCGCATCTTCACGATCACTATCAACCACGACTGGCTCGACAAGATCAATGCTATGTCGGGCAAGGATCGGGTAGAGGTAGCCAAACGCATGCGCTGGCTCCATTCACATGAGCATGAGGGCTGGCTCGGCACCATAATACTTGAGTGGACAATCAACAATCTGGATAAATGCCGACGCTTAATGGAGCAATGCCTCGACAAGATCGAAGAGGTCTGTGCATCGGATATACCCGAGAGGAAACGTCACGGCTTTGCTGTGGAGCTTTATGGGTTACATGTGATGCGTCACATCTATGCGGATCATGGCCTGATATTCCCACTGCGTACAACCCGTTTCCTGGAAGTGATTTTCGCCGCCGACCCACAGGCACGGAAGATCAACTACAGCACGGCGGCCTTGACCGAGTTGTTCAAAGCCACAGACGCAGCCATTGTTATGAACATTCGACGTGGCACCTCACTTCAGGGTAATACCTTTGTCCTCGATGTAAACAATCGAGAGATCGCTTACTTTGACCTCAACCGCTGGCGGTCGGAGATCAAGGCATACCTGAACATGTCCAGCTCTGCAGCACTACAGAACGATGTGGCATTCAACAATCTGCTCAAAGACTGCATCAACCGAGTGGGCAGCCCCGTCTTAGGTTTTCCAACAGATCACCCCATAATCCAGGAGAGATGTGTTAAGATAGACCTACTCGGGGTTCGTAAGCAGTTTGGAATCAACACACACCAGTGGAGCATTATAGAGCCCCGCTTTGAGGAAGAAGAATAATGCGCAAAGAGCGAATGCAGATACCTCCTGGTCTACAGGACGATGATGTGCCGGATTTGATGCCGGAGGAGCTGGAACGGGATGATTTGCCCGCCATATTTGCGAATCCTGAAGATGAACTCTTCAAATGCTATGGTCTGCGGCCCAACTTGCCGGTACGCACAAAGGTAGAGCATCTGCATCTGATCTATCGCCTGCCGGTAGATCAGATTGCATCTCTCCTGGGGATCACCAGGGACCTTGTGGTAAGTGAGATCGAGGACCTGAAGAATGATTGGCGGCAGATGGGAAAGCCGCTGACTTCTGATGATCGTGAGCTGGAACGTGGCCGCTTGATAGCCAGCCTTGACCGCCTTATCCAACAGATCGATGACCAGCTTGTCGGGCCGGGGGATAACAACAGGATACTTACCCTGAAGCTTAACGCTCTGGATCGTCGGGCAAAGCTTCTAGGGTTGGAATACGATAAGAGCCAGGTCGCTGCCGAGGAGACGGCTGAAGCCGACATCCTGGAGACTGTTGGGCAGAAGATCGATGCTATGGACCCGGAGAAACTTGAAGAGATGATGCGTGTCCTTGACGGGCAGATCGAACATCTCGATCAGTCTTCCAATGGGGACCTGCCACTTGTCTCTTCGTCTTCCTCATCATCGGAGGAGGATAAACCAGCCTTGTCCGTTTTAGCAAATGCGATACCGGACACTCCTCCACCATCTTCATCATCTCCACCTGGGGATGACTGGGGACTGGATTGAGCCATCATAATCACTTGCTGCTTGACTTGCATGACACAGGCTAGAAGAGCCTTATAGGATTCCTCAGCCTCATCTATGTTGCTGCATATCTCATAGGCTCCGACTACTCGCATGAAGCGGCCATTGCGTTGAAGCTCTTCAAAGCCGATCTTTAAGGCCGCTTCCATGTAGAATATGGCCGTGTTTGCCGGTACCGAAACTTCTATAATCAGACCATCATCTGGGTCCTGGTTGTTGCTCATTCTTCTTCTCCAATCTCCGCACTGTTGCGTTGAATGCTATCCGCAGATGCCGGATTGTCCAGCTCAAACTTCGAGGGAAGATGATAGTCTCGAAGACGGCCAGGGAGAACGCATTCCATTCCTGGCTGAACGTGGACAACTCAATTGATAATTCGTTCAACTCATGCAGCACCTTGAAGTGATCCGCTTCTCTATCTTTCAAAGCTTCAAGGTGCTGCATAGTTTCTGCGATTAGACTTGCCCCGCGCAAAGCATACTGCTGAACACAGAAAGCCTGAGCTTCTGTATACGTAACACCGCTATGCGTCCACAATGGCAAGGTCTGTTGCTGCATGGGCTACACCTTTGGTTTCTGTATGTTTATGTTGTTGCCCTTCACAGCCTGCACAGTGACGTTGTAGCCAATGGCGCTGCATCCGACAAGGAAACCCACGCCGAGCGTCATCAGCACGTCAGGGAATGCCCAAATGCCTATATGCTGGGCGGCCTTGTAACCGAACGCGGCGATCACTGACAGTCCGAACGCCAGCCAGATCGAAGTCTTTCCTTTCGGATCAAACCACGACTCAGGCACGAAGAATCGGAATATCGGTAGAACCGTCTTAACAGCCGGGCCAAGCACAGCAAGGATTATCAGATAATCCGGCTTGAGCCAGCCCTGAACCAGACTTATAACTGTCTCCCACATCAGGATCAGCCTCCTTTCTTAGTGTATTCGTAGACTACGATTCCTGGGTGATCTAGCACCTGATTGAACTCAGCGCCAGGAAGACACCCTGCGACGAACGAACTAAAGTTGAGTGCTGGAGTGCGGGGCCGACAGACGGCTATCTTACCACCTCGCCGGACTGCATCCATAGCTACGCTCACACCCTGTCCTATGGCCGAGAGATCACCATGGTAAACTGGAGCCTGCACCACCACTAGATTCGCACATCGTTTGCTGAGCACCTGAAGCACACTGCCTGTAGGCATAAGCATCGGAACTACCCGAGACATTGCCTTGTAGTGCTGCAGATGCCGTAGGAACTTCATGATGGTGCCATCTTCATACGGAGAAGCCGATCTGAGGTCCGTGATATGTGTATCTACTGCGATGATCTTGGCGTCAGACTGACCCTCAAGGGCAAGCGCCATGCTCAATGTTGAGCGGCCCTCACCACATTCGAGATCAAGTATGACTCCATCTCTTGGAACACTGTAGACCTGCTGAGCTAGATGCTCGCATACATCCTGAGCCAGTGCTCCCCCGACTCGGTTAAAAAAGGAGGATTGTAGCATGTTCCCATTATACCTCAAGAGCTATGAATACGCTAGTCTTCTTCGAGAGAGGCTGCAGAAACCCGTCTCTTGGCCGGGATGACCGGCATACCGATCTGGGTGACCTCGCCTATGGCCGGAAGAGTCTTACGTATGGTTCCACCATAGCTTTTCTTGAGGGCTCTACTATCCAGCAGAGCGAACATGCCAGTATCTGTGACGGTTCGGATCAGACGCCCAAAGCTCTGCCTTATATCGAAAAGCATTAGAGGCATGGAATAGTGCTGAAATGAGTTGAATCCATTCTTGTCCAGCAGATCGCACTTGGCTTTGAACATAGGCTCTGTAGGCACACGGAAAGGAGCCTTGACCATCGTCACACAGCTCAACGTCTCTCCTGGGATGTCTACCCCGGTGAAGAAGCTCCTGGTAGCAAACAGGCAAGAATGTGTGTCTTGCTGGAATGAATTGATGAGTGCTTGCTTCTGCATCTGTCCCTGGACAAAGCATGGAAACTCTACCCGTGAGCAGACGTTCTCCCAGACATACTTCATGTGAGAGGTATTGGTGAACAGCACCATCGTTCGGCCTTTCCAGTATTCAATCAACTTGATTACTTCGTCAACGATGGCATCCAAATAACCCTCGTCCTGCTGATCTGGTAGATGGGTAGGGAAGTAGCCAACAACCTGAGTCTCAAACGAGAATGGGCTGGCTCCGGTGAACTCTATAGTCGTATCCGGCATACCCAACTCACGCTTCATAAACCCAAAGCTGTTACTGATCTTCATCGTGGCCGACATCATGACAGTGCAGGGAATCATATCATGAATCCTCGAACGCATCAGCGGCCCAACATCGATAGGTTTGAGGTTGAGAACTGCAAAGGGCTCTCGCTTATTGTTATAGCCGGTCTCCATGAACGATAGCCAGTTCTCAGCATATTCCTCGTTCACCTTATCCCCATAGACAGCTCTCAGATCATGAACCAGCTTGGCGATCTTCTCTTTGGCACCATTGATGCCTTGCGTCTGCGGATGCTCTTCATCGAAACTGATACAGTTGTCCACCATCTTATAATCGGCCTTGAGCCAATCTATCAGAGCTTCGGCAGCAACTTTCGATGCCTCTACAATCTGGGGCTTGACCTGTTTCATGTTGATATTCTTCCCGAGCAATGGGTTGAACGGTTTGAATACCTCGGTCTCCAACTCTCGATACTGATTGATGTGTATGGGGCAGTGACAATCGAGCTTGTCCATCATCTTCGAGACGAGCTTCATTGTTCTGGATACGGTCCTCGGCTTGAGGATCACGCCCCAGGCGCTCTGAGCCTTCTCAGGGAGGCTGTGAGCTTCATCCACGATCAATAGGTCAAAGTCTCCCAGCAGGACGCCAGCGCCGATCTGTGCATCGAGAAGCAGAAGCGTATGGTTGGTCACAACGATATGCGAGTTGAGGAATCGATGAGCAGCTTCATAGACGAAGCACTCGCTTCCTTTCTTCCCCGACCCATAGTAAGGACACGCTTTCTTTTCACAGTCTTCCTCGGCCCCGACATGTTCGATCCATTCTCTGGTATCGAACTCAAATGGAACGCTGCCGATGTCACCGGAGTCTGACTTGAACTTACCGTCTTTCTCGTAGAAGACTTCCTGGTTCATGGCCCAACGCATCAACTTACTGGGTTCGTCCACTGCAGCTGCTTCGTCATTCAACCTGGATTTGCAGATATAGTTGCCTCGGCCCTTGGCGACAGCATAGCTGAAGTTGATATTGCGGGCAGCGCAGGCTTTCTGAAGCATGGGCAGGTCTTTGTAGTAGTATTGATCCTGCAGCGCCAGGGTCTCGGTCGATATGACCACACGACCACCACGCTGAAGAACCTTGATGATTGCAGGCACGAGAACAGCAAAGCTCTTGCCATAGCCGGTCGGAGCCTCGACTATAACAGGACGCTTAGCCTCGTGAGAATCGAGTATGAGCTGGCTGAGATCGATCTGACCATCACGCGGAGCAAAGCTGGGCATGACTGAGGCAATCAGGCCATCACCTGGAGAGAAGAAATCATTAACGGTAAGCATTGTCACAGGCATCCCTTTCTGGTTAAATGGTCAACTGTTACCAGTATACCTCAGTCGTCATTCATTGTCACCTGGTACATTTGCCGGTTTAATCCGAGCCCAGTGGCGCTTTCGCACCTTACGATAAAGCACTCCATCGTCGGTAGTGCTGGTTGGTTGTGCATCATCGGCCATCACATACTGCACGGAGCCATCGGAAGCTGTGACCTCTTTAAGCATACCCTGGCGCACACACTCGAACTTCCAGATCAACTCTCGAAAACGACTATGCGTGATAAGCAGGTCATGCTCAGTGATAAGCAGCTTGGGGTCACCGATCAACTCGGCCAGAACATCTCCGATGAATCTGTATGTGGCGGCATCGATCCCTTCCCAGTTGAAACTCATGCTGTCCTTACGACAGTTCATTATGAACTGGAACTTGGTGGGAGTCAATTCGGCCAGAGCGTCATACACTCGGCGCTGGAACGCTTTGTAGTTACGTTTCAGCGCCGAGTAACCCTGACTTGTCAGACCATCAGGAACTATCGTCATCACCTTACCCCTTGATAGTGATGTCATCGTAGAGCACAGGCACCAGAGCCTGTAGGTCGGCCAGCAGTGGGTGCATCAACCGTCTCATGTCCGGGTGGGCTGTGACCGGCGTCCGCATCTTAAAGATGTGTCTCCATTCGCGTGTATTGGCCCCAATGACGATCTCCGTCTTCAGGCAGGTCGGTAGCACTGAACGAGCTGTCTCCGGCTTGTAGCCGAGGTCTCGCAGCTCATCGTAGTTGACCTGATCCTGTTCCATAGCCCGGAGCCAAATCTCGTAACCCTTGATGCCCTTTTCGGTCTTGGCTTCATATTCTGCGCGGATGTCGCCCGGCAGTAGAACTTGAATGCCGAGACCGCCATAGTCACACCAGCGGGTGCTTTCCTGTGCAAATGAGCAAAGTCGATGTCTGACCATCTCATGCGTGATTCCCCGGTCGGTGACGAACTTAACCACGATGAAACCAAACTCCAGCATTGCCTCGTGCTGTCTGTCGCGGAGCATGGTCACAAACTTGCCTGCAGAATCCGAAGTGATCTTCTCCTCTGACTTGTAGCAAGTTCGTCCGGCCCGCTCCATCAGCTGGATCATGGCAAGACCCTGTTCCGGGGATTGCGGGTTGATGATCTCATAACTCGGTTGGATAATGTTCATACTTGGTTATCTCCTCATATTGAATATAACTTTAGAACCATCACGGGCCAGCGTGATCGGTAATTCTCTCAATTCACTCAGCTCTTCCCGAACTGCATTGCGCTTTCGAGGCGGGACACATACGAGTAGGAATCCACCGCCCCCGGCTCCGGCGATCTTACAGCCTGAAGCACCTGAACGCATTGCCCGGTCATAGAGACTGTCGATAGCCGTGTTCGATACTCCGCTGGCGAGCTGCTTCTTTCGTTGCCAGTTTCGTTGCAGCATTGGACCAAGCTCAATGATCTTTCCACGGCGAAGATGTCCGGCCAGCTCATCGCCTTGATTACGCATCGCAGTCAATACTTCCATCCGGTTAGGGATGTTCATCGTCTGCTCGGCAAGCACATCAGCTGACTTACGGGTGACGCCGGTATAGAATAGTAGCAAGCTCTCATTGAGCTGCCACAGGTCTCGCTCATTAAGTTGGATCGTGGACACTTCAACCTGTTCATTAGAACAGAACTCAAAGTGCCTCAGACCGCCGTAGGCCGCGATATACTGATCCTGCTTACCGATTGGTCGTTTCAGGATGTCAAGCTCGATATGGCAGGCTTCCTGGGCCAGCTGTTCTGCTGTCACTGTGTCACCTTTGTAGATGTGCAGTGCATGTAGGATGCCAACCAATACGGTGCCGGATGAGCCGAGACCTGATCCCTCAGATGGAATGTCGGCCATAGTTGCTATCTCCAGACCCTGTTCTACGCCAACCAACTGAAGTGCTTCTCGCACTAGATCATGCTGCACTTCATCGATTGATTCGACCATCTCCGTCCGCGAGTAACCTACACGAATGAATCGGTCGAACCGTTCTTTGATGATGACATAGACAAACTTGTCGATGGCGGTAGAAACGACACTGCCATAGCCGGTTTCATAGAAACCTCTAAAGTCGGTTCCACCGCCAACGAAACTGATCCGTAACGGGGTCTGGGTAACAATCACGATTATGTCCTACTCGATTTTCAGTTGATCTTCTCCGCCCGGATGGAATGCCAGTCCGGTCTTGCCCTGGTTCTTTGCCGAGGTAAGCTTCACTTTGAGGGCTTCCGGCAACTGGGATACCAGGATGGTCTCAGTGACCTTAACAGCCTCAGCAAGTCCGGCCTCTCGAAGCCAGCCAATAGCCTTGGGCTGATCCAGGATTTCCATGCTGGATCGAGTCTTGGTGAGCTTCAGCAAGAGCAGCCCGACTGCAGCCGATCTCTTCTTGCCATCACCAATGAGCTTCTTCGCCAGCTTGAACAGGAAGTCATGGTAAGTGGCCTCATACCATTTCAGCGAGTCTTTGTGCCGCTTGATCCGCGTGTCGAATCTCGCATTGATGGTATCGATCCATACCTGCTTCTCGGCCTCAAGTCCGGCAACTCGGCCTTTATGCCAGGCTCTCTTTTCACCGATATACTCGGCAAGCTTGACATCATCCAGCCCATCAGGTGGTGTCTCGGCCATGCCGACCACTTCGCCTGTCTGTGTGTTGATGAGGGTCATGGTATCTTCATCGACTACCACGATCTCTTCAGTGGGCTGCTCGGCTTCGGCCTCCATTGTTAGGGCTTCATCACTTGGTAATACAGCGCCATCAGGGACATCTCCCTCAACGGGCTCTGGGATAGCTGTCATACAGCACCTCCATTCGGATTTGTGTCTTCATTATACCTCGTTGGGCTGAGGTATTGCTACTGGTACAAATGCCAGTTCCTTACGTCTATAAGCATCGTCTGCTTTCTTATGGCAGACTGAACATGTAGTGACAACGTTAGACATCTCATACTCTAATTCAGGTGCAACTCGCACTGGAATAAGATGATGGACATACAGTCTAGCATCTGCAGTTTCACAATAGACACAACGGTTATGATCTCGGACTAATACTTCTTTCCGAAACCTCTTCCATTTAGCCTTTCGGATTCTTACGATGGCTGCATCACTTACACCACCACGCCAGTTAGGATTCAATGATCCAAGTTTTGCTAATGCCAGACGTTCTCGGGCTGTTTCTGAACGTTGTTGATTAGGTCTAGCATTTAAGCACCGGGTATGTTGTGCCAGACGTTCTCGGATTATGGTTCTATGCTTATCTCCCAGGGTTGTTCGTAGTGTCTTAGTTACAGTTGTGTGGCTTACTTTATAAGTGGCCGCTATCGTCATCACACCCATACCTGACAAAAAAGCTGTCACTATCCCAGAACGATCTATCCGAGAAGCATTATAAGCCAGTAAGCTTTCTCGAATCCGATCTTTCTTGGACTCTAACACCCAGAACACCACTGGAAATGCATGGGATCGCAGGACTTGCCTTTCCAATTACCGCCCCAGTTGAATCCCCATTTCTTGAATATCTTGACTGCCCAGCTTGGCATACGTCCTTTGGTGCCCTGGGCATTATGTGATGGATCGAGATCGAGAGCGATAGCATAGGCATGCATCGACAACCCCGACGTGCCGTGCTTCGGACGGAACACAAAGGTTCCACCGAACAGGTCAAGCCCCAGTGACTGGAGATAGCCTAGTGTCTTGGCATCGTAGAACTCAGAGGTCTCCTTGTAGCCATACTTTCGCTTGACCTCTATTCGAGCGGTGTCCCAGATTTCATCCAAAGCGCCATAAAGCTGATCTGCAATCAGTTTATGCACTCGGCAGCTGGTGATCTTGGTTTCGAGTTTGTAAGCATACCGCATTCCATACGGCAGCTTCAGTGTTATGAGGTTGTCATCTTCCCACTCAGGATTCACTTCTCCCTTGAGGTCGGGATTTCCGAATGTTGCGATGACCTGTTTTCTTCCTTTTGGAACTGCTAACATATTACGCCTCAACATATCTTGGGTTCTTGTGCCCAATATGATAATAGCCACACCACGTGCAGTGGTAGGCGCTCATCTTTGCCCCACGGTGCCTACCCTCAAACGCCTTCTTCGCTTTTCTTGCTGCTGTCCTGTTCGGATACCTGACCTTGGAGCCACACTGTTTCTTTCTAAGCTCATCCGAGGTCAGGCGAGAACTATGGATTGCCAACTACATTCAAGGCGCGTTCGATGGCGTAGGCTGATTTGTCCAGGGCGTCTATAACTTGGTTCGATCTGATCCATCCCTCAAAGCCGATCCCTTTGACTTTGATAGGATAATCATCTGTGCCAGATTCATCGAGTTCTATGACCTCACACATTGTCATGTAAAGCGTTCCCTCGACTTTAATCTGGACACCACCGCCGACCTCAACTACCTTTTCAACGGTGGTGCCTGGCACAGTGATGGTTATCACTGCTGCGCCTCGCCGACACCCATTGCTGGTATCAGCTTGATGAATGCCTCATCGAGATGAGCTACCATGCAGATATGAGTGGGGACCTCACCCGCATCAGCACAGAAGACCCGAATCAACTTGTCTTCGACCACGGGCTTGTCCGAGTCAATAGATTCCACGGAGAGCTTGATAAAGCCGGAAGCTCCACTGGCTCGATCAAAGTCAGCAGCTGCCATTGGCACACGCAACATGGCTGCCTGAACGGAGGGATTGTCTTTCTCAGCCTGAATAGCCTCGATCATATCCTCCAGGGCAGCCGGATCGCAGGTGAGTATGTACTGCTCGGCTTTGGATACTATGGTAGGGTAGAACATCTAACTTACTCCTTCCAGAAGCGCCTTACATCGGGCCTCTATTTTGGGTGACAGCGGAGTCACTTGCCCATCCTTGTCCAATGAATGAAGCTCGGTATCCAACAGCCCCTCTACTATTGTATCATCACCCAACCAGAGGAGCAATATGATACCCTCTGTCACGGTTGAATTGGGCCACGATCCCACCAGAAAGTCTTCGACTGGAGCCAGCATGTCTGTGGTGATAACAACGTTTTTCTGCCCTGTATCCGTGTTCACCTGAACGATGATACGTGTTTGCATCTTGGTTAAACCTTCATGTTGTCGATGTCTGAGCTATCCCGGATCGTAGGGAACGAAGTGTCGCCCTCAACTACAACCTTTGTCTCAGCACTCTTATCCCCCGGAAGGTCACTGGTGTCGATGTACGGCTCCAAGATCGGTGGTGTTGCGAACAGTGCATCGATGTCGTGCGCCTTGAAGTGCTGGGCTCCGGCATAGAGTAGCTTCACCAGGTCTATCGGTCTGGCTTTGCTCAGCGGCTTGTATGGGAATGGCATCTCGACCTGCAGGCGCTGGAAATAGGGATCGTTATTGGAGGTTGGCTTGAGCCAGTGAATCTCCACATTTCCAGCCATGTTATCGTAACGCTTGACCATTTCCCATTCAACCGATTGCCAGTCAAGGCCGAACCGAGTGAATATGACCTGCAGTATCTCATCCTCCAGCTCTCGAAGCCAGGCCATTTGATCCAATGACTTCGTGGGCAGCGGGATGTCCCCGATGAATGCTTCAGGAGCATCATGGAGAAGCAGAGCCAAAATCGTTCCCGGATTTCGAGATTCGACTGTCGTATGTTCGGCCATATAGAGAGCATATACCAGCCCCGTGTGACTCAGCACATCGAATGGGACCGGCGTACAACCGTTGTAGCGGTTGATCTGAGACAGCGCCCAGGCCATATCCCAGGCATTGATGTCCTCGGATTTGAGATCAAAGATATTGACGATCTTCTCCGAGGCCATTGAGAGCCTTCCGGTGCATGGTAGTTGATCTGTCATTGGCCTGTGCTCCCAAACCCGTTCACACCTCGTGCTGTATTTGACAGCTCATCGACTGCGCTGAATTGCCCCTGGACGTAAGGAGCCAATACGAGCTGCGCAATCTTCATCCCACGAGTCACAGTGAACGGTTCTCGTCCTGCATTATGAAGAATGACCTTGACCGGGCCACGATAGCCACAGTCAATGGTTCCCGGCGAGTTGAGCACATGAATGGTGCTCTTACAGGCAAGACCTGATTTGGAACGAACCTGCGCTTCATAGCCGGGTGGAAGTTCAATCTGGAGTCCCGTGTCGATCATCTCCGTTTCTCCGCCACAGATCACCTTATTCTCGTTGGAGAACAGGTCTGCGCCGGAGTCGGTATCATGAGCATAGCTTGGCAGCTGGGCTCCTTCTGCTACTGTAAACTTGACCTCTATCACTTACTGGGTCACCTCCTCGAAAGTATCAACGAGTTTCTGATCGGCGGGAACCTCGACCTTTTCCACACGACCTGCAACTGACTTAGCGAAGTTCTCTGCAGCTCCCTGGTCATGGCTGGAAAAGACAGTCTTCTCGCCGGTTTCCGTTGCCTGCTTGACTACAAACTGCTCAGTCATCGCAGGCGGGTTGTTCGGATCAATAGGACAGCCTGGCATGATATTCTCCTTTATATTTAGATGGTGGAGATGGCGGGAATCGAACCCGCGTCCGAAAAGCAACTACTTCGACTTCTACGAGCGTGTCTACCAGTTTCCTTCCCCGCTTAATGGCCGGTAGCCCGCCTACGGCATCAGTTCCCCCAAGTTTTACTAGAACGATGAGGGCATAACTCGGGAGAGCCCCTAGCCCTCAAAGACTCTTCGTAGTTTGAGCCGATGAGATTACGAAGACTCATACTCATCGACAGCCTGGCCGTTAGGCCGCGAGCAACATCTCCTCGGAGCCAACGCGATCTCTCGCATTGATCTGGTCAACGATGCTCTGGCTTACGCCACTGTTGTCAGTGTTCGCATTTACTGTTTGGACGGCTTTTATAGAGGCCAACCGACCAACCTCTGCTCGCTATCGATCTCGTTCAACCCTCCGTCGAGACCATTTCATCCCCAAACTTTACTTGATTAGATACTCAGCAAAAGCCAGCACGTTATCGAAGATCATGTCTGGCTGATGTGGAAGTTCACTGATGCTCTCCCGCGTAAGGTGCCCGGACAATACCGCCACTGACACACAACCAGCATTGTAAGCTGCTTCGATGTCAGACGGACGATCTCCTACAAAATAACTCTCGCCGAGATCAATACCATGTTCCTTTGCTGCCTGTAATAGCAGCCCAGGTTTAGGTTTTCTACAATCACAGCCTGCATCTTTTGAGTGCATGCAGGTATATATCCCATCAAACTCGCCTATGCTCAGGCAGAGCCTGTCGTTGAT